TATACTAAGCCTTTTTTTAGTTGTTTCACTATTCTTTTTTCGAACTGGGTTTAAATCTAATGAAATGCTTGATCAATTGGCTAAGAACTCCTTGGAACCAGAGATAGCTTTGTCAAATGGAAAACCTACAGTGTTTGAATTTTATGCGGATTGGTGTGAAGCTTGCAAGGAAATGGCTCCTGACATGGTTAATGCTGAAAAACTGAATTCAAATAAGATAGATATAGTTTTGCTTAATGTTGATAATTCAAGGTGGTTTGATTTGATTGATAAATATGATGTAAATGGCATTCCTCAATTAACTTTTTTTGACGAACAAGGTGAATTTAAGGGCTTTTCATTGGGAGTTAGAAAATATAGAGAACTTAATGAAATCTTTCTTGCTTTAATTAATAATTCTGAATTACCCTCTTTCACAACATTATCAAATTCAAGTAATTTAATTTCTAAAAATAATTTAAAAGTGCTAAATAATAATATTAGATCAGAAGGCCCAAGGGATCATAGTTAGAATAGCCAATTCAAAGCAGATGAAACTACTGGATATTCTTTTGAAAAAATATTTTTACATTCTTGTGCAATCTCCATATGCTCTTTTTGAGTACCATGAGCAGTTCTTAGATTTATATAATGAATCCAAGAACGACATGAACCAGTCATATAGATTCTAGTAGGAGTGCAAAGTGGTAATACCATTCTAGCACATTCTTTAGCAACACCATCTTCTAGCATCTGAGTATAAAGTGCCTTAGCAGAACTAAACAAAGTAATCATCTGACGATTAAGTGTCTCTACCATTTCAGGATCTAAATCATCAGTAGAATTCTGACGATTCTTTGTATCCTGCCTACGTAGTTCTGGTAATTCTATATCACCTAGAGCAGTACTGGCAGCATACCTTTGAGAAAACTCCTGAAAGGTAAATGATCTATGACGTAATATCTGTGCAGCAATAGCACGAGTAGTCTCAATCTCAAGAGTCATAGAAGACTGCTCAAAGACACTCCAATGATTATGTTTAATACAGTACTTTAATAGTCCTGCATACTTTTCATTATCCTGATTAGATGGATTAGATACTCTGGCAATATATGCCATAAGTTGCTCCGCATCAGGAGTAACAGTAACAAGTTTTACATTCATAATTTAATCAGGATAGCCGTCATCGTCATCATATAGTTCATCATAATCTGTAGATGGAGAATCAAATGCTTTTGAATTCTTATATGCATCCACATCAGAATAAACTTCTGCCTTAAGAGCATCAACTAATAATTCTAAATTACGAACTATTAGTTTTAATTTGTCTTTCTCCATAATATAATTCACTTTTAAATATTTTACACAAAAAAAGAGGGTCTGTCAAGAGACCCTCTAAATTTATTGTTAGTTCTAATTAAGCACTAACAAGTTCTTTATTGAACTTAACACCACGATAAGTCAATTCTAACTTATTGGATGTTGTTTGCTTACGCTCGTTAGTGTCGTACTGGACACCACGATAAGTGACTTGTGCCATTGGCTTGCTCCAAAGTAGTAGGGATTTTCGCCCCGTTCCTTCAGTCGGCTTTTGCGTCCTCAAAGCATCCCTTCTCAGTGTTCTCTTGTATTACTTCAACTAACTCTTCTCTGTTAGGAGTTGAGGTTTTGATGTTGTCGATAATACTCTGAGCACTTTCACATGTTAATAAACTAGCGAGAAGAAATTCCATGAGGATGAACGATTCCGTTCCGAGTCGGCTTACTTGCGACCTCTAATGAGGTTGAACGATTGTGTTAATACTAACACATGTATAGTATATAGTCAAGTAGTTTTGTATTTTGTGTTACAGTTTTATAACTGTCTGCCATGTTGATCAACTAATCCAAGTTTTTTTATTTGACCCAAATTAGATTTCTCTTCCTTTTTAAGTCTTTTATATTCTTTTATAATCTTATCTACTTCTTTCTGAGAAATTTTAGCATTAAGTTTCTGGCCTTTCTCACCTGCACCTTCATTCTCTATGTAATCATTAATAGCAAGTTGAATGTCTGCTTCTATGATCTCATTTATTTCACCTCTAAGTTTATCGTCATTCACTTTTTCTTCCTCTTCTTAGGTGGTGTTGGTTTACTTGATCCTTCAAATGTTCTTGGACTTACTATTCCACTAGTCCAAGTAATACTTTGAACATTTTTATATGCATCATAGTAGTGATCAAATATTTCCACAACACCAGCACCTCGTGCCACATCATACTTAAGTTCTTCCTCAACCTTATAAGTTACTAAAAAAGAATCAGATGGTAATTTCTTATCATCTGCTTTATTTCTTTCACATTTCTCATGAAGTACCTGCACCGTCATGATCTACCACCCCACGTAATTTGTGGGTATGCTTGACTTACAATATCCTTAGTAATAGTTTTATACTTAGATGTCAAATCTTTATCCTTTACTAAACATAAAATTTCAGCATCTAATGGATGTAATCCTGTAAGCAAATTAATAAACATAGTTTCTCTTCGGAGACCATTTATACTATTGTTACCACCTTTAATAAAGTTATAAAACTTAGTATACTCTCTACGAATTGTAGTATGCCCTTGCTTCATATCGCTGGCAGTTCCTAAAGAAGTAGTATTATTATGTTGCATAGTACCAACCTGTTGATTAACTTTGGTACTTAAAGTTCCACTATTATTTTGCTCATCCTTGAGACTAGAATAAGGAACTTCTCCAGGTGGTAATAAAGAAATTACACTATCATCAAAATTCCAAATAAAGATTGATCTTAATGATGGGTGATCAAATTTTCTTAGTGCTTCCACTTTCCTTGCACCAGATCTTTGTTTATTCACTAAATCAAATACTTCAAAAGTAAATGGATTTACTGGAAGATCTGGGATTGGTTTTGGTTGCCTTTTAACTTTCGTCGTCGTCTTCGCTGGTGTCATGTTGTTCAAACCTCACTGCTAAAATTTCATCGGGAATTAAATTCCCATTTTCATCGTACATCTCTGGATGAGTATACACAATCTGTGGTGTTGTCTCATAAGAATGTTGTCTGGCCATCCATCCTATCATACCTCCTACCAAAAGTGCAAGTAAGGACACTGTTGTAGTAAGTGTCAAGGTAACTATGGTCATGTCCATGATGATCCTCCACTAGTTGTTTTCTTTTTTGGTAATGCGTAAAGAAAACTCAAAAGTAAAATGAATTTCTCTTTTAAAAAAAGATACTATTCTCTCAAACCTAATACCTACGGGTTTGACCTTTTGAGTTTTGGGTCTTCCTCCTGCTAGTATTAATTCTACTCCTCTATTTATAGGTAACTTAGAGGATTGATTTTTCTTGGAGATATCTGATTGAGTCACTACATCCTCCCAACTTTTTTCCATTTAATACAATTTGAGGAAACGTAGTTCCTTCTCCGAACTCTCCATAAAAACTAGATTTATTAAAATCATTATCTAAAGTGTAGACCACATGATTGAGTTGTGATAATTCTAGCACTTCTATAATCTTTTCGCAATAGGGGCAACCTGGTTTTGAGTAGACAGTAAAATTCAATGTCTCAAGTGTCATCGTTGATACCTTTTGTAAAATACTATTTAACCTTGCCAGATCATGTCAGGCATTGGTTGTTGTCCTGGTCTGTTAACGATTAACAGTATACCATATCCAACAAACCAAATGATATTAAACAACCATGCTTGTCTCCATAGGTACTTTCTAATTCCCATAGCAATGGTTACTTTTTTAACTGCTTCAGGATCATATTCATTACCTACAGATCTAAGTATCTGTTCTATAATCACTGCAATTATTGTACCTACCACTAAAGGATAGAATACAAAGTTTGCAAATGACATGATTGCTATTAGAAATGCCATTAGTCTAGTGCATCTAAATTTGAATGTTTAACTGGTTTATGATGTTTCATGCCATCATGATTACCATCACCTGGTAACTTACCAAAAGCACAATATTCAATTGCTTGAATCGATCCTTCTAATCTTTCTAACTGTTTATCTAATTCCATCCATCTATCATATGCGGATCTCAATCCCTCTTGCTCTGTTTCCAATTGATTTACTCTTTTAGTAAACCGTTGGAGTAACTGCTCATAATTTTCAGTAGTCTTCATGAATCTTTTTCCTCTTAATAATAATTTGGTCATTAGCATGATCGGGAACAAACTCCAATACATCATCATGAGGCCACATCATTTCCTCATACAATGCATTGAGTCGATCCATGTCCTCCCAAAGATCATTAATGTGTACGCTTTCTTCGTCAGGCATAAAAATCTCTAGGTTAAGGTTTTAATTATAACATTATTTATTTTTACTGTCAAAATGTTTTCTAATAACTGTTATCTGATCCTCATACTTAGCAATCATATTAATTTCCTCTTCGATTGCTTCTATGATATTAGAGTGTTCTCCAATACCTGCAGGATTAGTAAGATAAACTTCAACATTAGCAACATGCTTTTGGATATCTCCCTGTGCATGTGATATCAATGCTCTAATTAATTGTTCTCTCATTAAAGATTCTCCTCTTGTTCTGTTAACAATACTACCACATCAGATGTTGGTTTGGCAACACAAGTAAGTGCAAATCCTTCTTCGAGTTGATCATCATCCAAAAAGAATTGATCTTCTTGATCTAATGTTCCTTCTAAAACTTTCATAGCACATGAAGAACAAGAACCAGCACGACATGAATAGTTGTGCTCTAAACCTGCTTCCTCCAAGGCATCTAGTATAGTAGTGTCCTCATCACACTCAAAAGTATTTTCTTCACCTTCTGGTGTTTTAAGAGTAATAGTAGCCATTCGT